CTGCACCACTGGCCAGATACGGGATAGTTCCGATACGCGGAAATGTTGCATGAAATCCGATAGTCTTTGAGCCAAACGGTGTTGGAACAGTCCAAGGTCCAAAGGAAAATGCAGATTCAATTCCACCAATTGCATTATTAATCATCCCAACTGCATTATTAACAATGCTGATTGCCTGATTAATCGGAGCTTTAATAAAATCCACAATGCCTTCAAATGCAGATCTGACTGCATCTCTGGCGGCATTAAACTTATTGATGATAGCATTTTTTATCGCTTCTACTTTATTAGAAACAAATGTAGTTACATTTTCCCATACTTGGGATGTTTTATTCTTTACGCTATCCCATACGCTCGCAACTTTTGTTTTAATTGCATTAAATACTGTGCTGGCTGTGGATTTAAGAGAGCTCCAAAGGCCAGAAAGTGTCTTTTTGATTGCGTTCCAGATTGTTGAAGTCAATGCTTTAATCGCATTCCAAGCAGTACTGATGATGCTCTTTATTATACTCAACGCACCTTTTGTTACGGTTTTAATTATCTCCCACGCACCTGACACAACATCTTTGATAAAACTCCATGCTCCATCCGCAATCTCTTTTATTCCCTGCCAAGCCAGTTCCCAGTCTCCTGTGAAAACGCCGACAAGAAAATCAATGATTCCGCTCAGTGTATCTGCTACATCACCAATTATTTTAATTAATGATTTCATAACTTTTATTGCTACGGTGCCTACAACGTTAATTATTTCTGCCACGACCGGAAGCAAATTCGCGATTATCCAGTTAATCAAAGGCACTAATACCGACTCCCACAGAAGTTTCAGAGAATCAATGAGTTTTCCGAGGAATGTTTCTATCTTTAAAATCGCATCCCCTAATGGTCCCTCTAATAGCCCTTTGAACTGTTCTGCCAGTCCTTGCAAAACTGGAAGAACATAGGTGTTGTATCCAGTTATCAGAGTCTCAAATATGCTTGATAATCCATTCGCTATAGAATCAAAGAACGGCTTTACGTGTTCATCGTATAACCTCGATATTGCGTCACTAAGGTTTTGAACAACTGTTAAGACCCCACTTGTTACAGTTTCTATTACTCCGAGGCTACCCTCGATTGCGGACTTTAAAATGTCCTTGTTGTCGATAAAAGGCTGCGCAATCATGTTAAGGATATCTCTGCCAAGTTTTGCAGCCGTTTCTGTAAGAACCATTCCGATTTCAGCAAAGATTCCGATTAAATCCGCAGTAATCTGCTGTGCGGTTTCTCCACCAAAAACTGAGAAAACATCCGCGAAGGCGACTGCAAGATTCCCTGCGATTTGCGAAATTTCAGAGCCGATATTGAACATATCTATCAGATAGTTCTTTATTCTTTGCGTGTTTCGCTTTAAAAACTTTTCGATTCCGCCTATAATGTTTTGCGCAATTGTCAATCCAATTCTGGCAAATGAACCGGCAACTTGTCCAATTGCATATGCAAATGAATCAAGAAAATTATTTGCTGCTTTAGTAACTTCTGAATCAGTAAAGATATCCTTTAAAGATTTCCATATGGAATCGAGATCCTTTTTTATTCCGTCAAAAATTGGCTCGTAATCTCCTAATCCATCCCAGAATCCTTTTGCAACCAATTTAGCTAGTTCTTTAAATCTGTTGATTATCTTATTTAACGGCTTTAACATCTTATCAAGAACTGTCTCACCCTTTGCCATTTTTCCGTAATCAACATTTTGTACAGCATCTTTCATCTGATCTGCAAGTCCGCCAGTTGCGCCCGGTACTTTTGACGATGAATCCGCACTTTTATCCGTTGAGTAATTATTTATTTCGTCGAGAGGACTAAGATATCCTTTTGCCGCCTTAGTAGCTTTCTTGGTTGCGTCCGCTGTATCATTTGTTGCATCTGCCAGCTTTTCGGCATTGTCGGCAGCATTTCCATATTGGTCTGCCGTATCAGCTATTGCATCTGTTCCGACAAGACCTGCACCACTTGCGCCTGTCTGGCCAGATGATTTCTTTCCGGTGATTAATTCCGTAAATGACTTGAAGGCATTTGCCAGAGTTGCTAACTTACCGAGCAAGATATTAATAACTCTCAAAACGGGAGTGAAGAGATTGATTAATCCCTGTCCGACTGTTGCCTTGAGAGATTGCAACTGTAACTGCATCACTCTGACCTGATTCGCCCATGAGTCAGATGTTCGAATGAAATCACCAGATGCGGCAGACAACTGTTTCTGTACAAAAGCCAGACGGAGAGCCACTTTCTCCTGTTCGGTCATGGCAGATGTGGTTTTCCCATATCCATTTGCCAGCGCATACTGGTCAAGTGCATTTTGCGTAAGGACAACGCCTAAATCTTTCAATGTTTCCGTCTCGCCCGTAAATACAGACTTTAGTTTCGTATACGCCTCGTCCTGACTGATGTTATAGAATGATGCTACATCACCAGTCAGCTGCGTTAGAGCCGTTGACATGTCGTAAGCCTGTGCTTCGGAGAATCCGAACGACTTAGACATTGCTCCGAACGTTCCAACATACCTTTTTGCCATTGTCTCTGACAGTCCGGCAGAGGTCATGGCATTCTTTGCAAATTCATTGACCTTATCAGACATGGTTGTAAATGTAACATCAACCACGTTCTGGACTTCTGTCAGATTAGAACCAAGTTCTACGCACTCTTTCCCAAACTGGGCCAGTTTCCCAATTGCGAATGCTCCGCCAATCAGTATGCCTATTTTTTTTACTACGCTGCCAAGTCCGTTAAAAGACTGCCTGATTGCTGATACGCCGTTTTGCACACCTGATGTGTCCATCCTAGTATCAATAATGACTGAGCCATCAGCAGCCATGTGTCCACCTCCTAACTATTTGAGGTTCAACATCTCATTCAGCTTATCTTTATAAGCTTGCTCCTCGTCGCTGAGACGTGTTTTTATGTCAATTATGTTCTTGTTTTCCTGATAGAATTTCTTTTCCCATTTATCGAGTTTTTCACCCTTTGCCTTTTTTGAACGAATTCCAACCACTGTATTAAAAAGGCACTCGCCAGATTCCATAAAGTATCCAAAAAACGTCCACCAGTGCATATAAGGCACTGCTCTGATTTCTTTACCAGCAACCTTGTTTACCGCCGGAACAATCATGTCTCCATCCTGTTCCCAGTCCATCAAGCGGGGTTTAGGTTTATTCGGACTATCGTTAACTTGACCACAGTCAATAAACTCGCAAGCTTTCTGACAAGCTTCTGCAAGATATTCCGGGGGCATGCTTTGCCAGTCCTCAAACAGAATCTGTAACATAACAACAGCTTTCGCCTGTTCGTCCAAATCTGGGTCATCCATGGCGACCAGAATATCAATAATTACTCGAAAATCCGTCCTGATAGAAAAATCCACCCCACTGATATTTAGTGAGGTGGGTAACTCATAGGCGGTCATTTTGTATACTTCTCCGTGTACTTATTTACCACTTCCTGCATTTTTTTCTTTCTCTTTTCAATTTCCGGAGTAAGTGCTTCATTGATTTTGTCCAGAACGATATAGGCAAACACCTGACCATTTCCAAAAACAGTTGTTGCGGTAATTGGTTCTTTGAATAAATCCTTAGATGCTTCGTATCCGAGCATATAATTGATTTTGTCCTCGATCTGCTTATTAATCTCCGCCATCTCTTTGCCGGAAGAGACATTTTTAACAGATTCCTGAGCCTGTTCAAAGAAAGTTTCCAATTCTTCCGCTCTTGCTGCAATGTTGATGTCGGTAGGATTCAGTTTGAATGAAGAGAACACTTCACCCTGCTTGTTCATAAATGTGAAAAGAAGAAATCCATCATCAATGTTTGTATTAATTGTTTTTGCCATTTTCTATGCCCTCCTAAAAAAAAATTATTCGCTGTCAGCTGTAAATGTGCCGGAACTGATATCAAATTTTCCTTTTACTCGTTCGCCGGTATAATTGACGGTAAACGGAATCTGATAGCCAGATGTATCACCGCCGTAGGAGGTCGGCACAACGTAGCAGTCCTGCTGATATGCTTCATACTTGCCTGCTGTGGCTTCTGTCCAAAGGTGAACCTCAACTGCTTTTGTTTTGAGGTTATCGTCTTTGAGACGTCCATCTACAATCTTCTGTAATGCTGTAAACAGATCAGAAGTAGTGTCTGCATAGAATGGATCAGTGTCAGAAGAAACTTCGTAGCCGTTATGTTTGAATGTGGATTCTCCAAGAATGTTTTTAGAGGTTTCGGTGTCTGGATTGAGTTCAACATTGTACTCTTCCAGATCTTTTCCAAGACGTTCATACTTCGGTGTCAGTCCTCCACAGAGAGAACCTGCATCGATATAATGAGCCATATATTTACGGTCAATTTTGCCTGTAACTGCCATAGAAATGTCCTTTCTGCCTATAACTTTTAAAAGGCTGTGTAGGTTAGCGACTATCTCCGATTGATAGCTGGTTGTTACTTGTTATATTACTTCATAAGTATTTTCGTAGCGTACCGTTAATGGTAATAACCAATCCTGTACACCACTCTCCTGTGGTTCTAAACCATAGGAATTATCACGGGTGATACGTTTTATCACTCGCCCCTGAGAAAGCTCAGGAAACGCATTTAAACGTGTCTCAGAGCCATTTATGATAACTGGTTCTCGGCATATCCATTTACCGAGATTATCTAGAAACTTCTGAACGGATAGCTTCTGCCTTTCCTTGTCGGATGCTGTGCGATATACCACGTAAAATGGGTACTGGCATACCTGGTGCATTACGCCACAAACATCTTCTTTTTCTGAATAAATCAAAGCTCCATTATCTGCCGAGAACGCAATTCCTGATTCCTTGCCAAGTTCTTCAAACTTGATTGTTTCATTTTCATACAGTCCCGGATACTGGTTCAGAAGTGCTTTCATGGCATCTGTCAGAATTTCGTATCCGGTTGCGTCTTTTCCGATAGGTTTATCTGCTATGCCTGCCACCTCCTGCCTGTGCTTTTACTTTGCGAACCCATGTGTCACCATATTGCCGTTTAGCGGCATCAAACCACTTTGCCTGTGCCCGTGGGTGAGCCTGTTTGGTGTATTCAAGATTTTCCTTTGCGGCTGTCCGACCAGAAAACTGACTAACGAGAACTTTCTTTGCTCCACGTCTTGCGTAGGGACTTCCAGTTGCTTCATCAACCATTCCTTTCCCCTCGTACAGAAAACGTCCATAAGGAGCCGCCGCCGCGCATACTTTCCCAGTTCCTTGTAAGGATGTACTCTCAACTCTTGTTCGGTTGATAAAGTCCCCTGTAATCATCGGCATAAACGGCACCATACTGTCCATAACCATTCCATCAAGGAGATACTGGGCTTCTTGATACTGCCTTGAGAACCTGTCCATATTCAGTTTGATTTTCATATCTCCATCGACTATGGAGAATCCTTTGAAATGATGAATTTTACTCATATCACTTACCCAAAATCTCAAAGTGTGGAATCAGTGTGTACGGACCGCCTACACTGGTAACCTTAAACACGTTATCCTTGTTCTCGTTCATGTACTGGTAGAATCCGTTTCGATAATCACCATCAGTTACTGCTCCACCAGTCCATTCACCCTCCCAAAAGAATGATTCGTCCGAGAATGTGATAGTATCTTCCAGAGCATTGTTAATCTGCCTTTTCCACTCCTTCGAAGGCACCCATGGGAGAATCTTGCCATCTTTATCGGTAATGGTTATATCACCGTTCTGAACAGCATAACGAACGTGCAACTGTGCGTTGTCAGTTGCGTCTGGTCCGTACTTTTTAAGGATTGCTCCCTTGTCCGTAATGAGATCAACGCCGGATAGCACGTGAGGATACCAGTACGCATCTCCTGTCGTGGCTGATTCGTAATAGTCAAAAATCGTCACCGTTTTTTCGTACATGATACCCTCTCCTTAATATTATTCTTTCTGCGTTGTCTGCTTAATAACCTGATTCACGCCAGTAGCCGATAATCCGTTAAACATACCGACCGCAACCGCTGTGATATAATCCGTTGCCGGGAAGTCCGGGATAACTCCCATCCCGACAGCTCCGAGAATGCCACCAATAACCGCCATGATTACCGGAATCCATTCATCAGGGATTTTTTTTGATGCTTTACAGCCCATTCCCACAATGTAGCAGATCATAACGATTGCCACACAGGAACCTAATGTTGAAATGTCCATAACTCTCACCTCACATTAATCCAAGATCTTCAAATGCTTTGAAAATTTTAGGTGACTGGATAGCAAACCAGTCAACCATCTCTTCATTGATTGCCCAGTTATCAGAAGCTCCCGAGTTTGTATCAAGCCCGGACTCACACAGGAAAGCATGAATAATCTCATGCCGTACAACCTGCTTTTTGTACTCTTCCATATTCTTTTTCGAACCTGGCATATCCTGTTGTGACTTCATATCATCAACGATGATCTCTCTGGTGGAAGAATCTGTATATCCATCCATGTCTTCCAAGTTAGGATATTCTTCTACTGTTCCAAATTTTACTGTCCATTCAGAGCCTAAGATATTAACTTTAAAGTCCTGCATAAAGTATTGGTATTCCTTCATCTGTTCTAACTCCCATCAACAGCGGCAAAGCTGTTTTAAGGAGCAAATCATTTGTTTTCTGTACATCTCCAACGGCGGCATATACTGCACTCCATTCCTTTGCACTTGCTCCGATCTGCTGAGGAGTTGCGTAGGAAATGGATTCACTGCCAGATGATACAGAGGTTACAACGCCTGTTGATTTGTGACCGACATTCGTGTCGGTAGCACCAGCAGACGCTTGACTGATTGCATTCTTTTCAGCAAGCTCAATCTGATACATTAATTCAGCTAATGAACAGACTGCCTTTTTGATGCGTTTCTGTGAGCGTTCATTTGTCGGCAGTCCATCCACCAGTCTGTCAAATGTCATTGTGTCCACGAAATCACTGGCTCTTTCTGCCAGTCGTGGAAAGTCGGTTTCTGGCACGACATTGCCGAATGATTCTGTATAGAATTTATAATCTGCGTAAGCCATGCCAGTTACCTCCTACATTTATGGTTTTGCTGCTACAGTCGCATGTCCTGCGCTCAGCGCCTTATAGGTGCTGTCACATTCAACCACTGTGATTACCTGTCCTGTTGTTGCTGTAATGTCGGATTCACCATCCCACGCGCTCCAGTTCTTCACATTCTGTCCGTAGTCTACGGCAGTCTCAGAAGATGCGACCTTGTACTTATACACATTTCCTGCGTTCGCTTTTGCCGGAGTGATGGTCACTTTAGTATCTCCACTTTTACTTCCTGCTGTGGAGTTTACAGTCAGAGTTCCAAGCGTCTGAGTTGTGTTGATGGTTCCAACAGCAATAGCATCAATGTACTCTGCAAAGAGGGTAAGTCCCATGATTGCGAATGCTTCGGATACTGCTGTGTGATAGTTGCCCTGTGTGTGGAATCCGATCAGGTTTGTCTCACCAGATACGGTGTATACAAGACCTGCTCTTGCAAAGTCAGATTCATTCGGGTCAACATAGTACAGAACGATGTTCTCAACAGGTGTTGCGATAACCTGTCCTCTCGGGATTTCGCTGTCAGACAGTAAGAAGATTGTGTTAAATCCCATAAAGTCCTTCATGTACTGGAATCCGAACTGGTTCTGAATAGTGATCTCAGCTGCTCCAAGGTATTCATATACGTCCAGAATGTTGACAAATCCAACAACACCAGTCGCATTTCTGTGCATCTGTTTGAATTTGTTCTCAACCCGACCCTTGGCCATTGCCAAAGCCATCTGGAAAGTAGTTTCTGTAAATGTGAGGGTACCTGTTTTCAGATAGTCGTAAAATCTTTCAGTAACATTGGTCTGAAGTTGGAAAAGGAATTCATCATCGGTCATCTGAACGGCGTTCTCATAACCGTGATCCTTGATTGCTTCGATAGATACAGCCTTTGCGTACTTCTCAATACTCATTTCTGCATAAGGCTTTTCCTTTACAGTGAATTTGCTGTAAGGGATTTCTTCACCCTCTTTAACATTTCCATCCTGCAATGTGCCTTCTGCGTATTTTGATTTAAGAACCGCTCCGGGTGTCTTTTTGATTGGACGCATGATACCCAGAATCTCACGCAAGTGTTCCCAGTTTCTTTCAAATCTGGTAACGAAGTCAATCTCACGTGCTGTGACCTGAATATCATTACTCATAATAAGATTAGCTTTTGCTGCCATATAAAAATCCTTTCTACCCATAATTGTTAAGGCATTGGGTTAGCGGCTATACCCTGATGTATAGTCGGTGTAAAAAATCACTGGAATAACTGGATGTTCTGAGCAATTGCAGCCTGTCTTTCGGACGGGTCTTTGATTGCTTCGATATCTTTTCTAGTCATGCTTCCCGGTGTCTGCTGCTGTCCAATCCGCGGTGCTGCAAATCTTGCCTGATTCTGCTGAGCCTGCTGCTGAGATTCATCCACAAAAGCGGATGCGTCAGACTGCTTCATCTGTTCGATCAGGTCATTTAATCCGAGAATTTTACCGTCTTTCAGTTTTAATCCGGCTTCTTTAATGTCTGCCATAACAGACTTCTTTGCAGCTTCACTGGAAAACTTAACATCGTCGAGTGCCGCTTTGAGTGCATCTGAGAAATCACGGTCGTAGATTTTTGCATTGAATTCTTTCTCTGCATCTGCCGCTTTCTGTTTCCAAGTCTCTAACTCGCTTTTGACATTTGCCGGGTCGAT